TGAAGAACATGCTCTCCAGGATAACTACTGAACCTGATCATTCGGGTTGCGTTTTGCGCCTTGTTGCTGCTGATGCCCCCGACTCCATTCAGGTATGCTATCTTTCCCAATTTTACGAGAACAATCGTGAAAAAGATATTTGCATTCCTGGTACTGGAGATATGGCTTTGGTTCAGTTTCCTATCACTTTCCATCCTTGTAGAGACTTGGTCAAACTGGGTGCGTTTTGCACCCGGGAAGACTTCGCTCATCTGCAACGCAATATTAACGCGATGCTCTATCTCACCTACAAAGGTAAGAATTGTTACTCGCGTTGTATTGCAAGTGCGAATGATGAAGACATTGTCCTTGACCCAGATTTCTGTGAAGAATACAGAGTTCGGCGAGGTTACAAGTATTCCTCTGTGACTGTTACTGGAGACTGTGGTGCGATTCTTGCTGCCATAAATCCCCATCTTGGCAATCGTCGCATCCTCGGTTTTCATACCGTTGGATGGAGCGATGAGTCTGGAGGTTTCTCTTGTTCCGTTTCCCATGAAGATGTCTCTGAGGGTCTAGCCCGCCTTTACCCCAATGAGGTTCTTCTTGATGAGCCCACTTTAGCCATACCTCAGGTCGGCTGTGTGGCTTCTCATTTGCTCCCTATCGCTGAACTTCCTCTTGGTCAGTATCCATCACGAATGTCTTCATCTGACATACGTAGATCTGCTATTTCAGGTCAAGTTGAGCGTGTCACTACTGCAAAATCCCGTCTCATTCCTTTCGTCCATGAAGAAACTGGTTTGGTTATCGACCCTTATAAAAAGGCAACTCAGTTGCCGGGTTGTAAACCTATAGCCATTTCTGATACTCTTTTGGATGATGTTATCAATTCTTATGAGCAGATGCTGCAAACTACCCAAACGACAATTATAGATAGGACAATTTTGTCGTTGCACCATGCCTATTTTGGCAGTCCTTATATACCCCAGATTCGTCCGATACCCAATGATACTTCTCCAGGATACCCTTTCACTCTCAGTAGTGAAACCAATTGGAAGAAGCTCATTCGAAACTCTATCAAAGACGGTGACCCATTGACTTGTGCTGATGTATGGTCACGTTTTGAAGATGTCATCAACCAGAATTTGTCCCTTCTCCGCGGGCGTAAGCGCCCGTGGTTTCTCTATACTGATCACATCAAAGATGAGCGCCTCAAACCTGAAAAGGTGAAGAATGGTGATACTCGTCCTATTTCTGCTTCTCCTATGCACCTTATGCTTCTTACCAAGATGTATTTTGGTGCTTGGGTCGCTTACATGACTGCTAACCGTGTTCAAAACGGTTATTCTGGTGGTGTTAATCCTTACTCGCCTGAGTGGAACACCATTGCACGTGAATTGCATCGCTTCGGCGAGCATTCCAATATCATTGCCGGTGACTACAAGAAATTTGATAAGTCACAGGTTCCGTGTGTCATGTGGGCCATCTTAGCCAGTGTTAACCGCTGGTATGATGATGGCCCCGAAAATTGTTCTGTGAGGGAACTCCTCTTTTTAGAGGTTGTTAACTCTCGCCACCTGATTGACAATATTGTTGTTGAATGGGATGGATCAATGCCTTCAGGTAGTTACCTAACGTTTGCATTCAATTGTGCTTACAATTTGGTTTCCCACCGCATCGCTTGGGTCCTTGCTGACCTTCCCATCCATCTCTTTAATGACAATGTTTACCTCATTGTTGGTGGAGATGACGTTGTTGGCTGTGTCCACCCTAAATATTTGGACCGGTTTAACGAAGTCATTCTTCCTGATCTCATGGCTGCCATCGGTCTCACCTACACTACAGAGCTTAAAACCACTGCTTGTGTTCCTGGTAGATCAATTGTCGACGTTGAGTTCCTCAAACGTCGTTGGTCATGGGACGGTTGTCTTGGGCGTTACGTGGCTCCGCTTCGTCTAAGTGTCATTCTTGAAATGATTAACTGGACGAAAAAGCG